GTCCCAGAATAGCCCAGCTTGATTGTCTGCGCGGCACCGGTAGCACGTCCATTATAGAAGCCCACGATTGATTTCTCGTGGGCCTCAATGACGGGATATGCGAGATTGATGTTCTCTAGTACATCAGCCAGCTTTATTGCCATCTTCCTTGAGGATTAGGTAGTCCATGGCAGCAAGCAGGACACTCGGTTCAATCGACAGTTCACCGGTGTCAATGAGTGTGACCTTTTTGAGCCGGACCTTTTGATCCTCGTTCAGGAGAGTTTCGACACTTTCGCGGAACTCGTTTGCCAGGTCATCACTGACTTCTGGTTGTCCATCTGCATCCAACGTGGCTTTCTCACGCAGGTTAGAGATGTACTTCTGCCGAGTTTCCTCGAACGTATCTACAAGCGGCTGGAGCTTGTTAATGTTTTGCGCAATCATCCAGCTGCTTTTGAGTGGGAGATTGATGTCGCTGAGCTTTTGAAATGCGGAGTAGACTCCGATACAATCCTTAAGTAACATGCTATAAGTTTTTGGTACTTCTACAAATATATGCTTTATCCGATTACAATGATATCGTACTTCTCGTTCTCTTTCGTAATACCCACACTGACCTCGACAATATCCGCACTAATTACCTTGAACTTGCAGAAGACCGGTTGTGGCTCATCAATAGCCGTTGCAGCACCACCGGTCCCATCACCACCCGCTTGGTGCGTCTTAAGAGCAAAGACAAAGACGCTAGAAGTATCCAAGTCATGTTGAATCGGGTATCCGTTAGCTGCTGCAGCTACAGGAGCAAAGTTAGAGCCGTCATCATTTGCGTCCGTAGTGATATCGATAGTACACTTTGATACTGCACCAATAGAACGAATGTTAGAAGCATTGGAACGAGCAGTGTCTGCCGTACCATACAGATCTGCAATGTCGTTTGTCCCGTTAGCCTCTGCTCCCAAGCTTGATGTAGTAACATCAAACTTAAACGCTTTCACATTGTCCAATGTAGTCGCACTGCCTTGGACACTTGCACCCCAGTGATCTGTGGTGTAGTTGTACACCCACAGAGGACCATTCGAAAATGCGCCACTAGCAGCTCCATTGAAGATTTCGAGACCTACGTTTGTATCGCTGCCCGGTGCAGCAGTGTTTTCAATGCTGCCATCAAGCAAACCTGTTGGAATATTCAACCGCAGACGTGTATCG